TGCAAAGCTATCGTGTATACTTGCTATACAATAATCACTTTTGCAAGCTAATTCCATCATAACAGATGAGTCAAGACTATGTATATAATTAGGTACAATTGCTCGTGCCATTCTTCTACTACATATTCCTTTCTGTTTGTTGTTAAAAGCAAGGATAGTGTTTTGCATATTTAAAATGCTACTCACTTTAATTATTGTTTGCTCGTATAAAGCTTGTACAATTTCTAATCCAAAAGGTGTGGTCCACTTGATAGGTTTGTTAGTCCTAGCTATATTTTTAAACCACTTCATTAATTCTAAATGTGGTTGGATTAAAGCGTTGGCTTTATCGTTGATTAAAGAAGCTAAGTATATCATAGCCTCGTTGAAATCTTCCTTGCTGAACGGACTACCTAGTCCCTCCTTAAGTCGTTTAACAACAGCATCTTCCAGTGCATCTTTACTTGTGTATCCATTCATTCCAAAAGGTTTACACATCACTATCTTCTTAGTAAAGCTACGGTCTATTCCAAACTTTAACCAATCTCCAGCCAAGCTGTTCTTACTTTTATCTTTCATCAACCTATCGTACACTTGATCTGCTACTTCTTGGTATATATCTTGTGGTTTCTGATTAGGTATTAAGTTAACGTGGTGTCCAGACTCTTCATCCCTTGTTAACAAAGATAAAATCTGTATGCCATTACAACTAGCGTCCATGTGACAAGGTAACTTAGTTTCAAATCCCCATCCTTGCTCTTTAAACTCAGCGTATTCAAAACAAAAGTGTATGAAAGCCCACGGATCACTCGCTTCTTGCCACCAAGTATGCTCACAAGGATCATTTGCACTTTCAAGTATCAAGTCTTCCTTCTTATCTATCCAATCCAAGCGTTTAACATAGCTTCCTTTTACTCCAAACACATTAGCTCCGTGAATCCTTAACCATCTACTATCTTCGTAGTTATTTATAGGTACTCCCTTGGCAAATTGTAAAGCACTCCTTCCAAAGTCACACGATTGTGGGTTAACATAACTAGGTATTGAATACACTCGTCCTCTATAGTCCATTTGATAAGGAAAGTAGAACTCATCCATCTCAGCGTAGCGTTTTGCAATGTTAAGTATCTTCAAGCACCTCATACGCTGTCCGTTACTCCTTAAATTATATTCGTATATCTCTTTTTGTTTACGCTTCCATTCAGTGAAAGCTTCTGGGTCTGTTTCAGATAACCTAGGTACAATGTCAAGTGGTTCAAGCAGTTCACTCTTCTCCATTCCTCCAATCGTTAGGTCTTTACTCCAAGCCCAAGTCATAAGGTTTAACATCTTCGGATTAATCTTCCAAGCTACTCGTTGAAGTTTATTTAAGGGTTCGTAAGCTGGACTAAGGTCTCTGTGTTTTATACCGTCGTTATTCTTGATCTTCATTATCGGAAGAGTAGGTAGTCCTTCACTGTTATATCCTCCTCCGTAGTTATCTATCCAGTCAACAGGTGGTTTAGGTGTAGCTAAATAGAACGGACGGATAACCTCACAATTCTCATCGTATTTATTTACCCAAGCGTACAAGTCTTTATTAGGAGCTATGACTTTTCGTTTAACTTTATTATAAGTGTACTTGATTTTAACGTGGAATAAATTAGAGTGCATTCGAATCAATTCAATCAACCAAGAACCAAGCATTATCTTGTTACGCTTACTCCAAAGTTCAAACCTTTGATACCTTCCTTGTTTGTGATACTTTCTTTCTTTATCCCAGAACTTATTAACAAATCTATTCCTTGTAAGTACATCCTTTTGATCTCGTTTTAATAACAACCAATCACTCTCCGTGACATTCTCTTTAAAGTAACGGACACGTACTTCATCTTCCAAAGCTTTAGCTACTAAAAAGGAAGCTTCGGATATGTAAGGTTCACCAGGTAGGATATCAAACAATACCTTCACTCCTAGAAAAGCTACAACACTAGGTTCTAAGTCCCATATATAAGGCAACCAAACAGGTACAGGTGCGTTAGGTCTAGCGTTGTCTTCAAAGAATTTATTTACAGCGTGTTCGATAGGGACGTGTACTTCTCTTCCTAACTTCTTATAAGCTGGTAATTCAGAGTTGTATCCTTGGGCTTTGTAAATCTCTTGGGCTTTTCTATACCTAGCTTTCCCCCATTGGATCATATCACAATCATTATTTGTCATGTTTCTTTGCTGTTTAAATGGTGTTCAATCACTGCTTTTTTATACAAAGTTTCTCCAAATAGAATATCTTTGAAATCTCTCGGACGGACTCGCTTTTCATCTGTTCTAATTACCTTTCCGTCTTTATCGTAACCTAATTTATTGTTACTCCAAAAGAGATCACACGCTCGCGTAACTTGTTCAGCAAAGTCCACGCCTAACAAGATGTTATTATCGAAGTCTTCCCAGTCCCTACTCATGGTCTTCTTCTTCCTCTTCTTCGCAACAATGTGCGTGATAAACTGCGTCTTCTTCTTCGTATGTCTCATTACAAAACGGACAATAAAAAGGTAACGGATAAGATTGAAAACCTAAGAACTCACTCATCTCCCCAGTCCTCCGTTTGTTTTATAAATTCTTCCTCGTCGTAGTCTATATCAAAGTCAATCAGTCCTTGGTGTCGGTTAATATCTCTTCTCAACTCTTCCTTGTATTCCCATCGAAGTTCTTCTCTTTCTATATCGTTATCTTCATCCATTGTCTTCCATTCCTTTCTTTAGTTCTCTTTCAACTAACTTTTCCATGTGCCAGTTCTTATAGTCAGGGTCTGCTTGAGTTTTCTTTTTTAACTCTCCCCACTTACCTTGTTTAAATTCTTTGTACCAATAATCATTCATCCATATTAACTCGTTGTCTGAATAAGTATCAAAAGAATCAAAATGGGGGAATGAGAAGAAAGTAAAAAGATTATCTATTTGTTTTTTAACTTCATCGACTTCATCGACTATTTCCTTCATTAAATTCATTGAATCTATTCCTTCGTCAGGTTCTTCAACATATTTTTTCCCATCCTTTTCAAGTATATCTTGATCCATAGGAAAGCACGTATCATATACCCACTGAGCATCGCTATCTCCAATGTTTATTAATCTGGCTTTTATTGTATCAAGTATCAGTTTTTCTCTGTCTATATATTGTGTAATATCAATCATTGTTGTACTCCTCCAATAGTTTTTGTAAGGACAGGTAAAGGTCAAAGTATTTATGGTTGGGATCAAGCACACCTTTAAAGTGCTCGGTCATTATATAGTGCATGGTTTCTTCTATCATATTTCTAGGTTGGTTAATATATTTAAAATCTTTAGTTGTTATCTCGGTTCTCATAGGGTTGTTGGTTGATTGTCGTATAGCTCCTTCGATGGTGCTGTATCCTTGGTCGAAGTTACAATGAGGAGTTAAAGAGGAAAGGCAAGTCAAACATATATCCCCTTCCTGATCACTCCCTCGTAAGGTTAGACCACATTTACTACAGGTTTTCATGGTTCTCTATAGAGAAAGCCAAGGCTAATAATTAAGATCAAGGTATACATTAGTAGCATTTCTAAGGTCATTATATCAATGGTTAAATTTACAGATAGGACAAGTCCCATGCGATACATCACTACATCTGTCGGTTAATCTAGGACTTTTGCAGCTCGATAAGACGAGTAACAAGATAAGTATGATTTTAGTTTTCATCGTTACTCAATGGTTTGGTTTTATAGTTTAATGCCATATTCTTTTTTAGCTTCATCAACGCTTACAGCCCAATCTTCGGGTTCGCACATCAAATCTTCGTGTTCGCCTTCATTTAATCGTGCTTGATTGTAAGATTGCATGGCATCGGTTATTTCTGCTGTAGCTGTTGCTTCATCGGGAAATACCACTGGCGTTCCGTCTTCGTTTCTGTAAGCTGGTATGTAACCTTGTGATATTGTGTGTGTAATTACTATGTGTTTCATGTTGGTTATTTCTTTCTATTGTTTAATTTCTTAATTTCTTTCAAGACGCTTTTGTATTGTTCAATCTTTTCCTCATGGCTACTCGCTCGACCTGTGAACAAATGCGGAAGGTCTTTTAAATGCCATTGGATATACACCTCTTTATAATCTGATTTAATGCGGTAAACAAAAGCGGTGTCGTCGATGTATTCTGTGACGCTCATTATTATTGTAGTTCTTTTAAAGTTTCAACAGCTGTGTTATATCCAGCTTTGACCTTTAGATAATCTCGCAAAGTAAAGTTGTCGGGATCGGTTTCCATGTCGTGCAATCGTCTACTTGCCCAGTCTCTTTGATTCTTTGCATCAGTCGATAATTGTAGTTTACGCCAATCGTTGTTGTTCATCTTAGGGAATGTTTTTGATAAGTTCATGATGTTTTATGCTTTGGTTATATCTTTTAATAATCGAGTTGTTGCAAAGTTATTGATGTGAACGCATCGGTTCCCTTGCAAGCTTGTAAAGACAAGCACAACTTTTCCTTTTAACTTGTCACCATTATCATCTTTAAAGGTAACAATATCGTTTTCTTTTATTTTCATATTAATGTTTTTATTTTCTATTGGTTAAAGGCTACATATAAAAATAAGAGTTACCCACGTTGCAAGTACTATTACAGGCGAGATAAGCCAGATGATAGCTTGCTCTTTTTTGCTTGGTTTTAAGGATGTGAATAGTTCTTCTATGTCGGTTGGTTTTTTCATATATATTATTGGTTAGTGTTTTCTACTAAATCGCTGAATAAGAATTTACTTCTTAAATCACTCACAACTAACGAAAAAGTTAGAAAGTAAATGCTCATGTCTATAATCTCGCATAAGTACATGATGAGAAGTAATAACCTACCTTTTAAATTATCTTTTAAGTTTAATTTCATATTACTTTACCTTTCTATTAAGTCGAAGGATTAAACGACAAGCTTGCGATAAAGCACGTGCTTGAACATCTAACCAACTCTCATTCTTACTCGGTTGCCTGTCACCACCTTTACGAGATTTTAACTCGCTTGGTGTGCAAAGATGTTCTGCAATGTCGGCATCATATATAAAAGCACATCCTCCATAAGAATAATGCGACCAATCGCTCGCTCCATTTAACAAGTTATTTTTAGTTATATCTCTACCCTCTAAGTTATCTAATAAGTCAAAGGCAAAAGCTTTTACACCTTTAGACCAAGCGGAACGTGTT